CCTGCATCGCCTGCTGGTTGCCCATGTTGAGCTCGCGATTGGAGTCGTCCATCGCCGAGAGCTGCTGGGCCAGGCCGTCGAGTTGGATGCTCGGTGCCTTCATGGTCGCGGTCTGCAGGCTCAACATCTCCTGGAACGCCTGCATCTGCGCGGCGATCTGATCCATCCGCGCCTGCTGCTCGATCTTCTGCATCTCAATCGTGCCCTTGAGCGCGGCGACCTCCTTGTCGGTGTTCGATTCCAGGATCGCGATCTTCTCGCGGCTCTGGATCTCGGCCATCTTGACCTGGGTGTCCATCTGGGCCTTCACGATCGCCGGGTCCGGCGGCGGCGGCGACTTGGGCGCCTGGGCAGCTGCGTTCATGGCCGCGATCGCCTGGTCAAGGGTGCTCTCGATCTCGCGCGAGATCCGGAACTTTGAGACACCCCACTGCAGCATCTTCAGCAGGAACGGGCCGGCCTCGGGCGAGCGCTCGACCATCGGCGTGACCTGGCTCACGAACGCGCCCAGGCCCTGCAGGAACTGGACCGCGCTGTCTCGCTCCTGGGCGTAGTCGATGGTCGCCATCGCGTCGGAGTCGATCGTAATCCGGTAGGCCCGGGCGCCCTCGTTCTTCAACAGCTCAATCGCCTGGGGCACGTACTGCGCGTCGGCGGTCCGCTGGATGTTCGATGCCTCGACGATGGACTGCGGCTGCCACAGATCGCAGATGATCTCGGCGCGCTTTCGCATCGCGCTCGAGGCCCAGTCGGAGACATAGACCTGCTGGAGCTGCAATCGCGCGCTGCCGAACTGGGCCTTGATCTGCTGGGCCGATGCGGTCTCGCTCGCGCGCGTGTTCCCGCGCATGATGTCGCTGATCCCCAGGACCTCGTAGATCTGCTGGACCTTGTCTTGGCGGTACATGCGCAGCTTGTCGATCGCGTTCACGACCTGGTCGATGGGCATGAAATCGACCCGGCCCTTGATCCCGCCGCCCTCGGCGAACATGGCCCAGTTGTCGACCGGGATCAGCTTGTTCTCCAATCCCTGCGAAAGCATCCGGTCCACGCCCACGGCGTTCTTGTCGTAGACCCCGACGACCTTGGCCGCGCGCGTGAGCCAGGTGATCCGGGTGTTGATCTCGTCGAGCTCCTCGAACTGATCCTGGGCCATCACGTACATCGCGCGCGGGATCAGCTTCGTGCTCGTGACGTTTGAGACCAGCGGCCGCGGGCAGGGGAAAAAGTCCTGCAGCTCCAGGGTGTCGGGCTTGTAGTCGAGGATCACGCTGCAGCCGGGCGAGTACCAGTAGACCGCCTTGTGCTCCTTGCACCAGATCTCGTAGACCTCGGCCTTGTCCCAGGGGTCGAAGGCGACCGGGCCGGACTGGCCCTGGCGGCCCTTGCGCTGGATCAGCGGGACCTCGGCCGCGATCTTCTCGCCGAACCGGGTCGTGAGCGCGTCCTTGGTCATGTAGACCCGGCGCGCGACCCAGCGGACCTCGTTCCATGTCCGCGCCGGCGAGTAGAAGAAGTCCTTCCAGTGCACGTAGTCCACGCAGGCGTCCTCGTTGGCTACCTGCTCGACCAGCTGCGGGATCAGCTCTCCGGTGACCGGGTCGGGCACGCCGTCCACCTCGACCTGCTCGGTCTCGAGCTCGTAGCGGACCCAGACCTGGCCCAGGCCCACGATCAGGAAGTCCTCAATCGCCAACTTGAAGCTGTTCTCCTGCTCGAGCGAGTCCTCGCCGCCCTTGTTCAGGATCCGCTGCAGGATGTTGGAGGCGACACGGGCCTGGTCATCGTCGGCATCGAAGTACGTGCGCGAGACGTCGGCCTTGGGCGGCTTGGTGTAGAGCTGCGCGAGCAGGACCTGCACGGTCGACCAGAACAGGTTGACCTTGCTTGCGCCCTCGCCCGTGGACTCGTCGCCGCGCTCGTCGAGGTAGCGCTTGACGATCCGGTCGCCGCCGTCGTGGAACTTGCGCAGGAACTTCTTTGAGGCCTCGATCTCGGTCGCCCAGCGCTGCGCCATCCCCATCGGGGTGTTCTTGATGTCGCGCTCGCTCTCGAACTTCTGCCCTGCGGCTTCGCTGATCATCATTTGCTCCTGCGCAAGGCGTCGACAACAGGTTGCACAAGTTGCCCGTTGCGCTCAAGGATGCGCAGGTTCTGTTCCTTTCCGGGAAACACGACGAAGTTGGACGTTCCTTCGCCAACGCGGCGCGAGCCGCCATCCAGATAGCGAATGCCCGGTATACCAAGTCTGCGCAGGTATTCCGCAGCTTTCGCGGACGAACCTTGCTCTCTGGCTATCTGGTTGTACAGCGCACCAGCGTCTTGATACGGATCTTCGCCTCTGGCGTTAAACCAGTTGTCCAGCCTCGGGTTTTGCTGGCCCACCGGCTTATCCCAATCCAGCATGCGGCCAATCATGGGGTCGGGGAGGTCTACTTTGTAAAAGGTTCCCGTGTTGTTAATTCCTGCAACGACACTTTCTATTTCTTGTTTAGACAACCCCGCATTTTTAGCAAACGCGCGATATGCCGTTTCCCCGCCGTTGTTTCGCCAATATTTAGCCACATCCCCACTTGCGTCAAATGTGCGAGAAAGGTTCTCTGCGTAACTCTTTGCCACCCCCGGCGACTCAGCCAGATACAGCCCATGCCCGTAAGCCTGCGCACCCTCACCCGTGCCGATCTTGCTTGAGTCGAACGCATCGAACTTGTGCGGACTGCCGTGGTAGACAATCGCCCCTGCCTGACTCGCAGCGGGCCCGGCGGGCGGCGGCGCAATCTCCACGCCGCGCGACTTGGCGAGCTTGCCTAGCCCGTACGACACAGCGGGCGGCACAAACGGAATCAGCCCGAGCGCGGCCAGCCCGACGTTCATCGGCGTGCGGCTTTCAGGCTCTGCCTGGAACTGCGCAACGTCGCGGCCCAGCCCCAGCAAGTCGCCGATGACCGGGATCCCCGCGGTCACGCCCGCCGCGTAGTCGAGCGCGCCTCGAGCACCCTGAGCCGGAGCGGGACGATCAAACGACTGGCGAGCACGCAGAGCCTGCGCCATCAGGCGCGGGTTTGCGGTGCTGGCGCCGCCTGATGTCTCCCCGCGTGGCACAAGTCGTTCCATCACCCGATCCTTTGGCTCTTCTGCGGCGCGGTGTCCCAGATGTCGTTCAAGGCAAAGGAATGCAGGTTGCGCACGGCAGCACCTTGGATGGTATCGCGGGGCCCTGTCTTTTTCGTCACCGGCTTCGCGCACAACGAGAGGTACCGGAAGGCGTCCGCGGAGTGGCTGTGCTGGTCGTGCTTGGGCCGGTTCCGGAAGGTCTGGCTGCGCTCGTCCCACTCCCGCATGTACCCGCGCAGGTGCTCGATGCCCTCGTAGCAGGCGCCCTCATCGAACCAGCAGTGCGGCAGGATCTGCCGGGCGGCCTCGATCCCGTCCTGCAGCGAGAGCTCCGGGACCAGCCGCGGCGTGATCCCGGACTTTAAGAACTGCTCCATGATGCTGCGGCCCGTCTGCAGGCTCTTGGCCTTGGCGTCGTGCGGGAGCCAGACCTGGCCGACCTTGTACGGGCGCCGCTTGAGCCACTCGACGTAGTGCGCGATGGGCTCGTTGTCGCGCTCGTAGTGCTCGACCACGCGCAGCCCATCAGGCGTCTCCTGCCAGCCCCACCAGGCACAGGAGTCGGTGTAGCCCAGGTCGGCCACGAAGTGGACCGGGAACTCGCGGTCGAGCTCAAACTTCGCGACACGGCCCTCCTCGTAGGCCCGGCCGATGTCCTTGGCCCAGTACGCGCCGGGGATCGCGGCGTCGAAGGAGCACTCGTACTCGATCTCGTAGGACTCCTCGGTCATCTGCGCCCGGGCGGCGTCGAGCTCCTCTGCCGGCAGGATCTGGGTCTTGCTCGCGGGCAGCTCGAGCAGGATGTGCGTGCGCGGGTTCAGCCGGGCCTCCTCGCGCAGGTTCCAGAACAGGTTCTTGCCCCGCGGGGTACCTGCGAAGATCGCCCAGCCCTGCCGGTCACTCAGGGCCGGGCGCAGGACGCTGTACCAAGCCGTCGGGCGCATGTCCCCGACCTCGTCTAGGACCACGGCGTCCAGGTACAGGCCGCGGAGGCTGTCGGGCGAGTCCGCGCCGCCGACGTAGATCGTGGCCTCCTCGCCGGTGTGCGCGCGCATCACGATCTTCAACTCGGACTCGTTCGGATCCTTGACCCAGAAGTCCCGGGTCAGCTCCTTCAGGTAGCTCCAGGCGACCTTCTTGGCCTGCTCGCGGAAGGGGGCCAGGTACGCCGCCTGGGGCCGGGGCAGGGAGCACTCCAGCATCCCGATGACCAGGTCCGCGCACATGGCCACGGTCTTGCCGGCGCGCCGGTGCGCGACCACGACCGACCACCTGGCGCGGCGGTTGTGCAGGGACAGGAAGCAGGCGCGGGGGGCGTACTCGGAGAGCTTCAGGGTGAGGCCACTTTTTGGGGGAAAAAAAATACAAGGGGGATGCTGGGGATTCGGGGGGGGCTCCCTCGCTCACGCCACCCCCCCGCCTGCCGCTCGACGGGGGGTGGGGGGTCGGGTCGGCCAGCCCCCGCGCCCCGCTCGCCTACCCCGCGGTGCGGATGCTGATGATATTGGCCCTAGAGACCCCGTAGTCGCGCGCCACGGCACTAACCGACTCGCCAGCACCCAACCTAGCCACGACCTGCCTGCGTTGCTCTGGCGTCGTTTTAGACGGCCTGCCGAGGACTTTGCCCTCTGCCCTTGCCCGGGCCAGTCCCGCCTGCGTGCGCTCGACCAGCAGGTCGCGCTCCATCTCGGCTACTGCGGCCAGCATCGAGAGCAGCAGCTTGCCGGCCGCCGAGGTCAGATCCGTCGTGCCCAGCTGCAGGACCACGACCTTGATCCCGATCTCGCCCAAGCCGCGCACCGTCTGCAGCACGTCGATCGCGTCCCGGCCCAGCCGGTCCAGCTTGCTGACCACGATCGTCTCGCCCGGGCGGATCTTGGTCAGCATCTCGCGCCACGCCGGGCGCTGGCTGGCGGCGACCTTGCCCGACACGCCGTTGTCGGCGTACCAGTAGTCGACCCGAAAGGCCTTCTCCAACTCGATCCGCTGGTTGTCGCTGTCCTGCGCCACCGTCGAGACCCGCCCGTAACCGAACACTGCGCTCATGTCACCCCTCCACCTGTTAGAAACAGGTGTAAGAATAGCTAGGGATGTAGATAACGTCAAGGGTTATTTTCCTAACAGTCTGTTGTGTCGTCGGGCGGCACTGCCGGAATACGGTCGTTTTCTGGCAGGGTGTTGAGCTCGATCACCTGGCCTTGCTGCGCCACGCGCCGGCCGACATCGCGCCCGGTCAGCCAGCCCAGCTCGATGCGCAGGCTGCCCTCGGACTTGGCGTTGACCTGGAGCGGGATCACGCGGCTCACGACGCCGGCGAAGATCTTGCGGTCCTCCACGCCGCCGCGGGCGCGGTCGACCAGCCATCCAGCGAAGCCCTGCGGGTGGCACTGGCCGGGCTGGGTCGCGGCCTCGACGGCCTCGCGCAGCCCGACGGTGAGGTGGTTCGGCTGGCCTTTTTGGCGGCCGGCGGTGCGGACGCCAGGCTTGAACCGAGTCGCAAGGCCCGGGGTTTTGGCCCCCTTTCCCGACCCGGCTTTTGGGCGCGGCGCCGCCTCCACAGTCTCACTCATCCCCGTCCCTCCCCGTCCCAGCCCGCTTGTCACCGTCCCGCAGCGTGACCATCCACCGCTGCGTCTTCGCCCACACGACTTTCTCCTGCGCCTCCCGCTGCGCCTCCCGCTGCGCCTGCCTGCGTGCCCGCTCCAGCGCAGCCAGTGCCAGGACCTGCACGAACCTGTTCGCCTGGCTCACGAGCAGTCTACCTCCCTGAGCACCCATCGCCCATTCGCGGCCTTCCTCCAGCCGTGAACGTGCAAGAGCCAGCCCGCCTCACGCAGCGCCGGCACGGTCTCGGACTCCGCGATCTTCTTGACCCGCACCGACACATTGCTTCCGCTGGTGGTCTGGACCCCGAGCGTGACCCCATCGCGCACCGCGAGCAGGTCCAGGACCCCGAACAGGTCCTGCCGGATCCGCGCGAACGGGTTCCAGTGCTCCACGATCGCGACCTGCCAACCGGCCGCTCGCAGGTGCGCCAGGCTGCGCTGGGTCGGGGTCATCGCGCGCCCTCCCGCTCTGCGCGGCGCTTCTGGTTGTACCGGACCCGTGCCCGCAGATTGCGCAGCTCCCGCCAAGCCGGGTCGCGCCGGCGCTTGGCCCGTGCCCAGGCCGCACGCAGCGCCCGCAGCCTGACCGCCTGTGGCGACATGTCCCGGGGCGGCGTGCGCGGCTTCTTGCGCGGCCGGCAGACCTGCTCAAGCACCGCATCACCGTCCAGGCGCCGCACGACCCGCGTCGGGCGCGGGGTGATCCGCGGGGGCTCGAACAGGTCAATCACGGCAGCCAACCTCGGTCGGTGGCACCGGCTGCGGCGTCGGCCGCGGGGTGCGCTCGGGCTCGCTTGGGACGGGCTTGCGCGGTGCCCAGTTCATGCCCGCCCCCTTGCCCAGCGCTCGAGCTGGGCCAGCGACCGCACATAGCTCCGGCCCCGGATCTCTGCCAGAGCCGCCGCGGCCATCAGCTCGATCCGGGCGTGCAGCCGGTCCCGGGACGTCGCCCACATCTGGTCGATCACGCTCATGCCGGGGCCCCTATCCCCTGCATCAGCCGCCAGCAATCCCGCCGCACGCGGTCAGCCGCCTCACGCCCGACTTGCCGCTCGAGCTCGGTCAGCATCTGACTGCGCCGCACGTTGTCGGGCAGCCCCGCGACCATCCGCACCGCTTGGGCGTGCGGGACCGCGAGCAGGCAGCGCACGGCGTTGGGCAGGGCCTGGCGCGCCCACTGCTCGACCTTCTCCGTCGGGACCCGGCCGGCACCGGGGCGGCTCGTCGACGGTGCCGGGCTCGCAGCCATCCGCACCCGCGAGATCCTCACGCGGCCACCCGCGACCGCTCTGCCGCTTGCGCGTCCAGTGCCTTGATCTCGCGCCGGTACGCCGGCCGCCACGGCAGCAGACCGTGCTCGCGGGCGTGCGCTTGGCCGGCCGCGACCGCCGCGTCCATCTGCTCCTCGCTCCAGCCCAGGTTGTGCCGGATAAAGCCGCGCTGGACCAGGCTCAAGACCTTGCCCTCGGCGGCGTCGTCCAGCATCCGCTGCGCCAGCTCAGGCCCGGTCGGGATCCCGCGCCCACGCATGCCCGCGATCATCTCCCGGATCCTCGCCATGTTCGCGTTCCGCACCCGGGGATCGAAGAGCCGCTGGACCTCGTTGCGCTCCTGGGCCTTCTCGGCCGCCGCGCGCTGCTCGATCTCCTCGGTCCGCTCCTCGTTCAAATTCGACCACAGATCCCGCGGCACCGGCATCTTCGTGTGCATCTTCGGCCACGAGCGCAGCAGGCCCTGGACCCGCTCGATCGGGAAATCGCGCAGGGCATCGGCCCAGACCGCGACCGCTGCCGAGGACGGCGGCCGGGCACCGAATACCTCGGCCAGCGCGGCCAGCGATTCGCCCAGCGGTTTCGCATCAATCGGTCGCATGCGCGTGCTCCTCGTCGTCGGTCAGGCCCGCGGCCCGGGCGATGGCCTCGTAGTCGTAGGCCGGCCTGGCGTAGGTCCCGGGCGCCAACCTCTCGCCCCGGATCCAGTTCCGCCAGGTCGCCGGCCAGTCGGTCTTGCGTCCCTTGGCACCGGGCAGCGCGGCCCAGTAGTCCCGGAACCGGGCGGCCTGCAGCGCGATGTCCAGGTCGGGTCTTGCCTCGGTCGCCCAGGCCTTCAGGTCCTCGGGAAGGGTCCAGTCCGGGGCCAGGCGCGAGCCGGTCGGCGAGCGGACAG